AGTTCGTGGACACATTCTGTACTACACATTGTTCTTCTCGGAGGTTTCACTCCTTTGCCACACCAACGGCAACACGTATTACCATTTTCGTCTTTTGGTAAAAGTTTTGCATCAATTTGTTTTCCCATATAACGCGGATTTATATCAGTCATATATATATATATATATATATTAATAAAAATTTTTTTATAGCTCATAGTAATGGGAGGCAAAAAAGCTCTTCTGGTTGGTATCAATTATAATGGTACCGAAAATAAACTTAATGGTTGTATAAATGATATAGAAAATATGCGAGAAATATTAAGAAATGAATTCGGTTATAGTGATATTACTATGATTTCCGATAATACTATTATAAAACCCACACGCAGTAATATTATGAAAGAGTTATTAAACTTAATTCTAAGTGATGCAACTGATTTATATTTTCATTATAGTGGGCACGGGTCGCAAGTGAAAGATGTAAGTGGAGATGAATCCGATAATATGGATGAATGTTTAGTCCCAATTGATTATGAAAAAAATGGGATGATATTAGATGATGAATTAAAAGGAATCTTACAATGTCTAAACAGTGATAAAAAATTAACAATGGTATTAGATTGTTGTCATAGCGGGTCAGGTGTAGATTTAGCTTATAATGTTTATGAACGCGCTGGGAAATTGTCATTATTATGTGACCCTGGTCTTAAGGCTAATAATACGCGCGGTAAAGTTTTATGTATAAGTGGATGTAGGGATAATCAAACAAGCGCGGATAGTTTTGAAATGGGACAATATCAAGGTGCACTAACATATTCTCTTATTGGTGCAATTAAAAAAATTAAAAAACCAGTTAGAACAATTGAAAATATATACCGTTGTATACGTGCAACACTTCTTGATAATCATTATAGTCAAATACCTTGTATATCAGCAGGTAATAATATGACTAAATTAAATGAAATATTAAATTTATAACTTTACTGCTCATACTCACTCTCATCGCTCGTATCCGGTGTAGTGAGAAGATTATGGCTATCTAGTGCGTTGAAACACTGGTTTGCAGTCATACGCACCTTCTTGAAGGCAGTCTGATAAGAGTCAATCGTCTCTTGCATCGAATCGATTGTCTCCTGCATCGACTCATTCATAGTATGGAGCTGGTCCATCTTGAGGTGCATATCGTAAATCATCTTACAGAGAGCGCGATGGTCCAATGCAGATATACTATCGATACCTGCATTGTACTGCCTCTCCTCCTCCAGGCGCTCCTGCTCCAAACGCTCAGCCTCTCGACGTCGGCGCTCCTCATCCTTTCGACGCTGTTGCTCCTCCGCTTGACGCCAGCGCTCTCGCACTTGCGCATCCCTTAGGATACGTTGCTCCTCCTCGACCTGCTTGCGACGCCTATAATTCTCCATATGCTTGGTATTACACTCCATACAATAATGCCCTCGTAGCCTGCGATTGGTAATCTCGCTTGTGTATGAGTTTTGGCATCCAAAGCAAGGACCAGTAATATATTGGACGGTCTGATAGCACTTTTGACAGAACTTTCGACCCATAGAAACCTGTTGCCGCGAAAGCGAATGCATTAAACAGTTGACACAATTGGTCGCCATTAATATTTTTTATAATGCCCATATAGGGACTAAAAAAATCAATTTTTTTAAGGATTCGTCATTAAAAAAATTGATTTTTTTAACCCATATCATATTAATATTAATAGTAATGAACTCCGCGATGGACAACATCAATAATATCTACAGTGCTATCTACAATTGTACCCCTGTGACTCACGCCAGCTATATGAAGCTGTATAGCGAGGTATATGGAATCTGCATCAAGAGTTTTGCCAATTCCAAGCAAGTATATGACGATTATGTCAGGATGATTGAAATGAAGACATCAGAGTATAGTGAGGCTTTGTCCAATTACAATGGAAACGTCCTCGAGATTTATGACAAGATGTGGATTAGCTACAATAGGTGTAGTAAGGTTGTATGCAATCTTCTTAGCTACATTAATCGCCACTATGTGGTACGAATGAGCGACAATGGAGTTAATATCCCTGATATTACCACCTTGATGATGAGAAAGTGGCGCACCAATGTTATCGACAAGAACATTAACATGTTGACCCATATTATTACCACTATGATGGATGAAGAGAGGAATGGAAATAATATTGATAAGCGTTATATCATTAGTTACGTAAAGTCGTGTCTTGCCATTGATATGGAAGTGTACAAGAGTTGTATTGAGGAGCCACTCTATATCAATACAATGTCCTATTACAAGAAGGAGATTGATAGTCTCTTTAGTAAGATGGCAGTTGTTGATATTATTCATCACATTGAGAAGCGCATCAAGGAGGAAGAGCATCGCATCGATACCTATTTTCATTCAAACTCCAAGCATATGCATATTAAGAATTGCGAATCTGCCATGATTCACCAAAACATTCATATTATTATGGATGATTTGATTGGGATGCTGGAGCGCGACAATCTGGATGATATCCGCTGTATGTATCGACTTGTGTCAATTGTCTCTAGTAGCATTCCAGTAATGGCAACTACCATTTATGATTATATTATCAAGACATCCGCATTGCGAATTGGTGCACTTGATATAGAGGCAGATAACGCAATTGAATATATTGAGCTCCTGTGTGGTATTTGCAATCATTACAACAAGATGGTAACAGAAAGTTGTAATGATAACAGTTATATTAAGACGAATGTAAACAATGCGATGATGCATTTCGTTAACAAGAATGCATTTACTGCGAAGAATCAGTTTAAGACAGCAGAAATGTTGTCCAAGGCGATTGATAGTTATATTAAGAATAATGATGCCGAAAGTTGTAATATTATGTTTAATGGTGTAATGGTGGTATATAGGTATCTTCAAGACCGCGATGCATTCCAAAAGTTTTATATGAAGATGTACGCAAAGCGCCTGATTGGTGGGAGTGCGAATGATGATATGGAAATTAATATGATTGGGCGACTCAAGGAGGTGTCTGATTACGATTTCATTAATCGTCTACAGAAGATGATGAATGATATCAAGACAAGCCGTGATTTGAATGCAAAGTTCAAGGCAGTTTGCGGAGGAGAGAAGATTGATATGAATGCGATGGTTCTTACCTCCGGACCCTGGCCTCTTGTTAAGGGTATGGATATTATTCTGCCATCCGAGTTGGCACAGTGTGTGGATAGATTTACCGCTTTCTATCACAGCGCGAACAGTGGGCGCAAGTTGAATTGGGTAATATGTCAATCAAAGGGTGAGCTCAAGACTCTCTATACTACTAAGCCAAAGAGCACGACCAAGCAAATCTATACGTTTAGTGCTTCCACATTTCAGATTGCTATTTTGTTGTGCTTTAATGGGAATGATAATCTTAGTATTGAGAGTCTCGCACAATCAACCGGGATTGAGATTAAGATGCTGGAGGCGCAACTCGAGCTACTTGTCAAGATGAAGATTCTTACCGTAAAGGATAATATTTATAATGTTAATCTCAAGTACAATTACAAGAAGCTCAAGGTGAAGATTGATATGCCCATCAAGATGGAAACAAAGGCTGAGGCAGATGATACCAAGAAGATGGTTGATGAAGACCGAGGTTTTATGATTGACGCATGTGTTGTTCGTATTATGAAGTCAAGAAATGTTATGAAGCACGTCGAGCTGATTGACGAAACCATCAAGCAACTTTCTCAGCGATTCAAACCAGACGTCAAGATGATTAAGAAGAAGATTGATAGCTTGATTGAGAGAGAGTATATGAAGCGCGCTGAGGGCAAGAGGGATGAGTATCACTATGTGGCTTAATTTATAAAAATTGATTGGGAGATAAAAAATTTATAAATTTTTTATCAACACCAATTAAAGTTTATTTATGTGAGATTTGTAAATCTCACATAAATAAAAATTGAAATTATAACTGTTAAAATCATTAATAGTTATATTATCAATGGAACAGTTTAATTCACTTTATAATCAAACCGCAAATGGATTTACTGATTTTGCGATTGCCCGAAAACGCTGGGAGGATGGATATTATGAAGGATATGCAATTAATCCTTTCTCTATGCGACGAGTGCAAACTGACAAGGAAAGTTTTATCTATCTGAGGCGGTTTGATGATATGCCACCAATTAGAATTGATATTACACAATTTGTAACATTCCCATACGACGAAAATAACCAAATCAAATATATGAAATGGTTTTACCATTCTCTAAGATGTGGCAAGAAAATGCCATTTAATGGACACATTAAAAAGCAAGTTATTAAGAAGAAACGTTGTACACGAGCATACAAATGTAGTATTACAGATTTTATTGTTGATGATGGTTATTCATATGAAGATAGTGAGTATAAGCCATATTAATTCCCAGTTTTACTTATTATATATTGCGTGGCAAATGAGCAATTATAATATAAATAGGGAATAGTATCGCTATTATTTCTTTAATGTTTTCATTAATTTCTTATATTCTTTTAACTGATTATCAACCAAAATAATAAATTCTTTTTTATTTTTCTGAACAAATGGCAACAAATCTTTTTTCGCATTTTGAAATTTTAAATCGAGTGTTTTCGGAATAGTTATACCGTCCACACTCAATTCTTAGCCCACCTGGGCTAAGAATTTAATGTGGTCGCTAATGAGAATATTTAATTATAAGCCCAGTGGGCTTATAATTAAATGTCCACGGTACCAAACAAGTCCATATATCTATCAGCTCTATCAATTGGTGTAACGTTAAATAATTTAACCATATCGTTTAATTCTTTCTTTGTTTTTGATTCAATCTCCATCCTATCGTCAATCCCTGGGTTTGAATCAAATACTATTTCGGTATTTTTAAGTGTCCATATATCTCTGATTTTGTTCATAATAATATTTCTTTTTGCATCCTATACCTAATAACATTTCAACTGCATTATCAAAATTATCAATAGTTATTTCACTTTCATTCTCAAATTTTGCATTCGGGTCTTTATATTTATAAGTCATTGTTATACGATGTCCTTCATCGCGAACTCTTATATAAGTTCCTTGTTTGTCAAGAGGATGGATAAATACCTGGACTCTAAATAAATATGTTCCTTGATGCTTACCTTTATTTTTAATAATATTTTTTATGATTTCTTTTTTATCAAAATCAAAAAATGCATATTCATATTCAACGGGCATATATATATAAAATAATTATATAATATTTAAAATATTTTATTTTATATAATATATTATATAAAATAAAATATTTTAAATATTATATAATTATTTTATATAATATATTATATATGCTATCAAAAAATAAATATTTAAAATATAAAGCAAAATATTTAAAATTAAAGGAAAAATTAATAACAGGTGGTGGTTATATAGAAGAAATAAATACAGATGGGAAAAATATACAACTGTCTCGTGACTATTTGCGTTCTAATCAACCACGTCGTATTAATTGTGGTATAATTACTTCAAAGAATTTAACCGACATAATGATAAATATTAATAATCAAAAAAACGTATATTATTCATCAGAATATAATCAAATATCCCGCTATCCTTTAATTGACTATGACAAACTTGGAAGATATGCACATATAAGTTATTGGAATGTAAATAAACGTTTTTTCGTAAGTGATAATAAACATACTCCAGCTGAGGCATTATGCGCTTGGCTCAGTGGTACAACCATTGCCGAATGTGCGACGACTTTATATGCGTGTTTTTATATGTATATATTAAATAATTATGGAACTGATAAATTCAATAGTGTATTTGGAAAACCATGTATAGAATTTATTATACCAAATTCATTTATGGGACAAATTAATAAAATTGATAAATCAGATGCATCTGATTTAGGAAATCCATTACATTTTTTATTTGATAAAATTGAACCAAAATATGAAAATTTGCAAAATGATGATTTTGTATTTATTGAAGGTTGTCCTGATTATAGTCAGAAACATTTAGTTGGAGATTTAGGTGGATATAATTTAATTTATAAAGATGGAAAATTTATTGGGTTTGGTAGGGAAATATTTACTGATAGCAAACCGTCCCTAACATTTGATGAAATAAAAGAAGTATTAATAAATGGTTATAATGAAAATCAAACATCCGCAACTATACATCGTATTGCACGATATACTGCCAAAGACTATATATTAGAGACAACTCTGGCACATAATAATAATTCACAAGCAAACCTTGCTAAATTATTAGAAAATGATAAAAAACAATTAACCGAACCAATAGGTGGTATAAAATATATATTACGTTTAAATAAAGAGCGTCTAGATAAATTTATGAATAATGAAATTAGTAATTGGACTAATATAAATTTGAAAGAATTATTAAAAACATATAAACTTAGTGGAAAACAAATGCCAATTAATTTTATGGGAAACTTTGCAGAAGATACTAAAGATAAAACATTTGCAGATTATAAGGCAGACACATCTATACAAACGGAATTATTAGACTTGTGTAAAAAATTTGCGTTATTCGTATCATTAAATATGATAAATACATATCCATCCGGTTTAATAATAACTGGAACGGCTGGCGTCGGTAAAACACATTTGGCAGTTGCTGTTGCAAAGTTTATATCTAAACATAAGAGAGTATTATTTATAACTAATAAGTATTTAGGCGATACATATAATAAAAATAAGGGTCGTCAGTTTGATTATGCGACGATATTAGATAATATTGATGTAGTTATATTTGACGATATAAATAGTGATTTTGGTATTGGTAATATTTTTTTAGATAACATAATTAAATATATTTATAATAACAACAAGGCAATATTTGTTACATCAAATAATTCAATTAAAATAAATTCATATATACCATATTATTATAGATATGACCATCCGGCAGTTAATAACATTATTATGCGCCATATAGAAATGGAGTCATTGCGTGTGGGATGGTCATATGATTATATTGGTATTGATAAATTAAATACATTAAAAGAATTTAAATCTATTAACGGCGCCGGTATAATTATAGAAGAAAAAGGAATAACATTTGAAAAATTTATAAAAACATATGGAAAGCATAAATTTGACTTACTTGATGTATATATTCCAGACAGAGCATTAGATGATAGTGAACGAGTCATTGACCTACATGTTCATAATTTAAATAATACATATAAATATGTTATTATGTATGTTGATAGTAGAACAAAAGAACTGTTTGGCAGGAAAGCACCTAACGGGTTATTCAGTATTGAGCAATTATTAAATGTTATACAAAAAGCATATGAGAATAATATTAAATTAATTCTTATTACTGATATGATAGAAGATTTAAAATTTAATCTGAATTATATTTTAGCAAAAGACGACTTTATTAAAGTGGCACCCAGATTAAAAGATAGACTTAAAATATTTTTCCCGAATTTAATTAATTAAATTTATTCCGCACACTACCTATGTTTTCTTTGGAATTATATCCATTTTTTTTAATTTTATCACTTAATTGTTTTGTATATAAATACCATTTGAATATTCCAGTTACTGATGATAATGATATATATTTATTACCATCATTGCCTACTTTTATTTTATTAGGGCACTATCTCGCAGGATATGGTGGCGATGGTCTTTTTGTATATTTTGAAGCAGTTTGTTTTTCGCACTTATATATTTTTTTTGATGATTTCTTCCTCATTATTATAATAATTTACATAAATAAAAATTGATTGGGAGATAAAAAATTTATAAATTTTCTATCAACACCAATTAACATTTATTTGATAAAACTCTTAAGTTTCATCAAATAAAAATTGAAAAATAAATAATTTAATCAATATAATATTATATTAATGGGCTACGATATCAATATCAGTTACAATGGCGTAAGGATTGATAGCATCTATATGACCTACAATCATTGTGAATTGTTTCAAAAGTATTCAATTTATCCACGTGATTTCAACAATATGAAGGTAGTTGATATTATTCCACATTATGAAAAGGCAAAGGAAGTTCTCGAAAGTGCTGGGCATACTGGGGATGTTTATACAGAAGCATCAACAGCCTACAAGTATAATGATAATGCATTGTATCAAGCAAATGACAATGTTATTTTGTATGTAGTTAATGATACACTTGCAGTATTGCACAGTTGTCCGGATGATGCAACGTGGTATAGTGATTAATTTATTGTACCGTCTACACTCAATTCTAACAATCCATAGGAAAGTTAGAATTTAATGTGGTCATTAGCGCGAATATTTAATTACAAGCCCAATGGGCTTGTAATTAAATGTCCACGGTAATAATATATTTATATAAATCATTATAATGCCAAAAGCGCAATTATATAATGATTTACATCCAGATAAATCTTTAAAAAATACCGGTTTCAAAGACAGTAATACAGCCATTAAAACAATCAAAATGATATCAAAGCGTTCTCTGCGTTATCAATTTGATGTTATCAATACAATGTATAATAGAGCCAAATACCATCCACATATTAATAATGAGATGAAAGACGCAATGGCTATATTTAAAAAATGGCTTAAAAATTATCCCAAAATAAAAATGGCGGAAGATAAAAAATATCCGTGGTTATCATTAAAGACAATCGCAAAATATGAAAAAATAGCGGAATTATATGGGGTTAGTATGGTGGCACGTGGATTAAAACGAGGAACACGGACCGATGAAGGATTTCTTAAAATGTATAAAAAAGTTGGTGGGAAAGCAAGTAAGCTCCAATATATCCCAGTTAAGAAAGATAATATGGATGGACAAGATTATTATTCATATCGCACATCTTTCTTGAATTCACGAATGGGGCAAATAAAACACGGCAAAACACCATTGTATTATACTGAAGGTAAATTTAAAGGATTACCAACCAAACAACACATTATATTGATAATGCACGCTTATTCGCCGGATAAAACAATATATAAAAATTAATTAACTATAATAATATTATGAATTTTAATACAATAACAAAATATAATAATTGTGATTTATTATCTCCTGATATTAATAAATATGGTTTTGATAAAACTTTAACATTAGGACAAATGATAGATATGGCTCTTATTCATAATTGTCCAATAATTGTTAAAGGTGGTCATAATGGAAAATGGTATCTGAAAGGATTAGATAAGGATATTGATTATTTAAAATCAAAAATAAATGAAAATATGGGTAAATATATTGATGGGCGAATGTGTTATTTAATTGAATAAATTAATTAATCTTTTTCTTATTTTTCTTTGGTTTATATAAATCATCTTCATTGGTTAATGATTTTTTATCTAATATTATTAACCAATTTTTATTATCTTTCTTATCTAATAATTTTTTATTTTTCTTTAATAATAATGCATTTTTTAAAGTGCAGTATTTAATTGTTTCTTTTATAAATTCTAAATCAATCTTAAATGTCTCAGTATTCTTTTTATATTGATATTGTTTAAGATTAGATTTTAAACATTTTTCAATTTCTTTCATTTTATCTGTTTTATATACAAATACTATTGGTAATTCATCAATCCTACCAACATTATATTGTTTCATACGTTTTTTAATATCACCTGAATTACCTAATTTTTTAACTTCATCATCTACTTTAAGAATATATATTAAACCAGTATCTTTATTTTTTTCAATTATAATCTCATTATTTTCTTTAATACCTAATTGATTATTTAAACTATTGACAATTTCATCTTTATATTTAATTAATAATTTTTCAAGTTCTATATAATAATTCCTAATAAGAGATGCTTTTTCGCATTTTGAAATCATACACAATAATTTAGCACAAGTATATGTTAAAAGAACCGTTTTAGTATTACTTGCACCTCGTCCTTTCCCTTTAACTGTTTTCTTTGTTTCAATATAATCTTGGGTTTTAACAAAATTGGACTCAAGTAATCTTTTTAAATGTTCTTTTTTAACATCTAACCAAAACGATATGTTTTGTAAATCTATTGTGAAATCATATTCATTCTTACCTTCATTATAAAAACTATAAAAATCATCAATAAATTTAGAGTTTATTAAAGAATATTTTTTAAGAAATTCAGTTGTTTTCATATATAATATAATTTAGATATATTTTATTTATCCATATGTGGATAAATAAAAATATATCTTTCTTGAATTCACGAATGGGCAAATAAAACACGGCAAAACACCATTGTATTATACTGAAGGTAAATATAAAGGATTACCAACCAAACAACACATTATATTGATAATGCACGCTTATTCGCCAGATAAAACAATATATAAATAATAATAATAATTGCTAAAACAATTAATATTAAATATATATTAATATTATTAATATTAATAATATTCTCAAATTTTTCAATTAATAATTCATCTATATTTCTCCAATTGTCTAAAGGTTTATGCCAAAAATCAATATAATAAACAGTGTTTTCATTATATATAGCTGGAATATAGGAGAATGAGCTTTTACAAGAAACCAATATATCAGCTTTTATCATATAACCTAAAGATTCAATTATATCTATATTTGCTAATATTTTTAAATTATTATACTTATTAAATATATCAAATTCATTTTTATTTTTTTCATTAATTTCAGTAATTATAAATATTTTACTATTTGGATATATTTCATTAAATTTATTAACTATATCTATATATTTTTCAATTGGTACAAATCTATCTGGATATTTATCAGGGTCAACATCACCTCTTCTAACATGAATAGCAATTTTTTTAATAGATTTTGGTATATTATAATATGGTAAAATTGGCATTTTTAAATATGTTCTTAATATTTTTATTGATTTATTTAATAATGCTGTATCATTATTAAATACAATATTATGCGGTTTTAATATTTTAAGCAAAATGTTTTTATTTATCGATTTATTAACATATGTTTTAATAATATCATCTGTCGGATTTTCTTCTTCGTAAATTTCATCATATTTATATTCATTTACACTTTTATAATGATATTCTATTTGAAAAAAATCACTTATTTTTTGTATATATTCGGGCGAATCAACATGGTCCATAATTGTAATTTTTGTATGAACATACTCTAGATTATATTTCATAGCAATTGTTATTATTCCAATTATTTTTTGATATTGTGAACCCAAACCATCAACCCATACTCCTGCATTATATGTCAAATATAGCATTATAATATTATATAAAATTAAATAAATATTTTTGCGCTCCTATATGTGAAATCATTCGGGTTCATCGCCATTAATAATTGTGTTAAAAAATCTTTTGGTTTATTTGGTATCTCATCAAACTCAATCCAATATCTAATTGCGTCATAATAGTAGTGTTCAATAATTTTTAATTTCTTTATAAATAAGGAAATAAATGATAATAATGTTGGATTAAAAACATACTCATCACAGAAAAAATATGCACAAATCCCCATATTTGCTATGTCGGCGATTAGTTGAACAATATCATCTTTTGTTAGACTTTTCATAAATTTATAATATTTATTCCCTATAATTATAATTATTAATTAATTGTTATTTTTATCAATTTTTATTAAATGAAAACCTTTGTATCCGCAAGTTGGTAATTTTGTGGTGCCATTGCATAGTGCATACGTATAATCTCACTGATGTTGTGATGTGAAATATTTGTATGTTCAGTCAAGTATCTAAGAATAGAATTCATTTTTATACTATTAATATTTCGTTTCTTGATAATAATAAAGAGCATTTTCAAAAGGGTTGGATTAATTTTGACATCGGTAATATCCATCCCAGATGCATTATAGAGACCCGCGTACATATTAGTAATAATACCATTAATATTATCATCAGACAATGAACTTAGAAAACGATAAATACTAATATGATTCCACATAGATGATGTATATTCTGAAATCATTTTCTTGATATCAGGAATCAACTTTACGTCCTTGAAAACTTCTTTCAGTTTAGTATGAATCGGCGATGGGCGTCCATAAACAAGATAAATAATATTATCACTATTTAGTTTCATTGTTGCCATCTCAGGGTGAATCATCTCAAATAGATTATTCTTGACAAAATCAAGAAACCATATGTTCAATCCGCTATTATATTTAATATTAATATTCCGCGTTTGGATGAATCGATATACCTTTTTGAAATTAGGTATGTCTCGGCGAATCATAAGACTCATCAGGTGGTCAGAAAGTTTTTCGGTCAAAAATTCAGGGTTAATATATGACCGACAATAATAATCTACAGTAAATGGATTATCATCGTATATCATTCCAAGAAGGACCTTGATAAATGCTTCGCATTTATCACAGCAAATCCTTTTGGATTTGACCGAAACACGATAATTATACAAATCCTCAATTGGTTCCTCTGGTGGAGCCGGGGTGATTATCATAGGTTGCGGTGTATGTGCGTAACTCATTACTATTATAATGATTGTATTAGACGGAAAAAATATCAATTTTTATTACAAAAACCTTAAGGTTTTTGTAATAAAAATTGATAATATTAACCATTAATATTAATACGAATATAATAATGACCAGTATTATTAATTATCTGACCCCTAAATCATCCCCTTATTATGAAAAAGTTCAAATGGTTGTATCTAAACTAGCCGATATAATGGAACATCCTATTGTGATTTACGGTGGGATGGTTCGAGATATTATTACACATTATTATGAATATCAGCGTGATAATAGTGTTGAATTTATTGAACCAAATGATGTCGACCTTCATGTGTGTGCCGTGCAATTCGCGAGTGCGAATTGTATTCACGGAAAACAAAGATGGTTGCAACAATTCAAATGTGCAGAATGCACATTTGAATTGCGCACACCACATATTATGAGTCCTTCCAAATCTAGGAGTTTGAATAATTTTAGTATGAATAGTTATAATTATATGATGAAGAAACTATGGGATAATAAGATGGTTGAAAAGATATGACTGATTATGTAAATATTTACCGAGAAAACTATAGTCTTGTTAAATTTGTTATTAATAACATTAAATTTGATATTTCAGCGGATATCAATCATTGGAGTATTTATGATGATATTACTGATTATAGTGTAAATTGTTTGAATGTTGATATGAATAATATGATCGGTGTAAGAGGGATTATTATGGAGGTTGAAATGATTCTTACTCATATTAAGAATAAAGAGCTTCATAATGTACTGGATAGGACAAAACTCCAGCGTTATATCGATTATTATGGTAAGGATGATGAAAGTACAATTCAACATTATGAGAGTAAAATTCTTGAAAGGCGTGATAAGATGTTATCTAAACAATATCACGAAATTTAATTTAAAAATAATTTATGTTTAATTATAATGGCAAACTCATATAATACTAATGAGTATGACTACCTTTTTAAGCTTTTAATTATTGGAGATTCTGGGGTTGGTAAATCAAGTCTTATGAATCGTTTCTCTGATAATGTCTTTAGTGAAAGTTATATTAATACCATTGGGGTGGATTTTAAAATTCGCACCATTGAAGTAAATGGCAAGATGATTAAATTACAAATTTGGGACACGGCTGGACAGGAGCGATTTAGAACCATTGTATCATCCTATTACCGAGGTGCGCACGGGATTATGATTGTTTTTGATATTACGGATAAGGAAAGTTTTTATAATGTAAAAATGTGGTCTGAAGAAATTAAAAAATATGCTTCATCAAATGTTAAAACTATATTGATTGGTAATAAGGCAGACTTTGAAAGCAAACGACAAGTTGAATATAGTGAGGCGAAAGAATATGCAGATAGTAATAATATGAATTATTTTGAAACATCTGCTAAAACGGCATTAAATGTTGAAAAATCATTTTTTGAATTAGCATCATTATTAATAAATAATGTTGTTGTAAATACTAATAAAACAGAAATTAAAGTGTCTCATCCGGTGGAGATAACAAATAAATCATATTGTTGTTAAAACGTTTTTAATTCCCGGTTCCACTGATTATCTATTATAATTGCAAAGCAATAATTGCAATATAAATAGGGAATAATTATTTTCAATCTTATTTTATATGATTGAAAATAATTACAATGAAAAATATTTGAAATATAAAAAAAATATTTAGACCTTATAAATCAATTAGGTGGTGCTCATACACCTGAACAAATTGAATTTCATAATTTATTAAAATCAATGGATAATAATTTTTTTGTATCTGGGTTTACTGGAGCATATCAATGGTATAATGATGATCCAGATTCTAAAACACCACGAAGTGTTACTATAATTGGAGAATATCATGAAAATTATAATAGTTTTGGTGAGTGTAATGTAAAGACAAAGACATGTGAAGCACCACAACCAAGGGATAATATGACTGTAATTGAATTATTACATAAACTATTCAAAGGAACAAATAATTGTATGGACTTTTATTTGGAGGATTGGATTCAATTATATAATGACCCTACAACTGCAACAAAAAATGAATTCAGACCTGAATATATGAATTGGACACCTGCTGATATATCACCTCCTATTAATCCAACTATTCCTGGTATGGATTATAGCCAATTCACAATCGAAAATTTAGTTAAGATGACTAATACAGATATAGTCCCACCGCCTTTTGGTCAGCGTAAAGATGTTAAAAAATATCCAAATGCTCGTCTTCATACAACTGAATATAGAAATGCATATAGAAATCATATAATATTACCATATGATGAGAGTTGGTTAATTCATAAAATCCCAGGTGGTGGAAAACAAATATGTAAGAGATTAGTTAATAATACATTTGAATTAAATTATTTCCTACAGCGAATGACGCAATTAATGTATCTTTTAACAGGTCTGTATCCAGAACCAGCTGGTGATAGAAATTATGATTATTTTATTAAAAATCCAGATGAAACAGATAGTGAGAGAATGTTTCGTACCATATATTATGATATACTACATCGCTCATATAAAATGGGACCACAACCAGGCGGATATAATTTTATTAGAATGGACAACACCCCAACACCTGGTAATGAAGAGTTTAATGAAAATATTCAAGTTGAATTAACAACATATATTAGATATATGAATAAAAATATATCTAATTTAAGAAAATATGATACAATAACATTACAAAAATATATTGATTTCTTTGTATCATATTTAAATTTACATTTAATTGTTAATAATATTAAAACAAATTATCCATTATTAAGATTTGGTAATGCACAATTATTTGAATTATTAGAAATAATGGTAGTTGCAATTGTTGATATATATTCTATTTCGCGAGCATTAAAAATATATAGTTTAAAGGACCAATCTCGTAATCTTACGAATGATTCTTTATGTTATAATCAATTTGGTATTAATAATAGGAATATTATATTTTACCACGGTTATGCACACACCGCCATGTACTATATATTTTGGAGACATTTTTTTAACCGTACAAGTGATTTATCAATAAAACGTGGAAGTGCAAATAGAGAATTCACATATGATTATAATTTTATATTTAATCGCCCTTTTACATATAATAATAATACATATAATTTATCTGAACCAGTTGATTATATGACAGATTTAGATAAAATTATAACTCATAAATATATATATGATTTATATCATATATGGAGAAAATTTGGTGAAAATTATAGTTTCCCTGCCATATCAAGATTATATTTTGAAAATAATAATACATTTAATAATGAATTAAATATTACCACCTATGATGATGTTCAATGTTTAGGTAATATGAATAATATATTAAAGAAAATGCTTATTAATATTTCTAAAACACATAAAGAACGTGATATTATGTATAATCAGCTGACTAATAGGATAGATATACCATCAAGTATATCTTCTGCTCTAATTAGTGTAAAACGCATAATTGAAACAAATCAAAATTTCACTGATGGGAATAATTTTAATATGCCACTAAATTCAATGTTTACTACAAATACCGATATACCACTACTTGGAGCAATTAAAGAATATATGGTTATGTATAATAATAATATATATACTGCAGAAGAATTTAAAAATCATATGTTGGATAACAATTTCCCCGTTAGTGATATGATATATACAAATGATAAAAGAGAATTAGAAGGTATTGCAACTAATTTTTTCACCAAATATTTCTTACAAGATGATATATCCAGAGTTAATTTTGTTTCTTTTATTGTAAGAATATATACAGATGTATTAAATTTTTGGTCAAATCTTCGTGGTACAAATATATTAACAAGGCACGCGACTGCGCTAGGCGGACCAGGTGGAAATATTGAACGTCTAGTAGAAATTATATATAAAGGTGGTATGCCTATGAAAATTTTATTTTCCCAAATTAAAAAACAATTCACAATAAAAATTGAAAATAAATTAAATGAATTATTTCAGGATAAATTTAGTCTTTCAGATAATGATTTTACTATACATATGTGCGCGTCGTAATAGGCAAGTGCGCACTTGCCTATTAGCGAACATAACTGGTTGCGATAAATGAAAAGTGCGGTCCGCACTTTTCAATTACGACAACCACATATTACCACACCAAATCCATATGTACCAGGATTACCCGATGGAATTAGAACTGCCAGAATTAGAATGTACAATGAAGTATACAATGAAGTGTCAATGTTAAATTATATTATTGTCAGAGAAATATTAAATGTATTTAATAATATAACAAAACAAAAATTATTATTTACATTTTTTCAAAATGATGAAACTATTCAAAGGAAACTATTAAAGAAATTATTAGATGCTATTAATAAGAAGACATATGAAAATATAATTAATAAAACAGCTGCTGGTCAAAATTATTCATTTATGAATTTACAAAATAGAATGTTTGAAAGTGTCCAAGCTCACGATGATGTTATATATCCGCCCGAAAATTATGAATTAATAGATGAAACATATATACCATTTAAAGGTGAAAAGATAATTGGGATGGAATCAAATAATAATAGAAGTAGTTTTATCATAATGGATAATATTGTGCCTCGCCCAGATGATAATGCAAATGTAATTCAATATTATAATGTGCTTGAAACTATTCCATTTGTGTTTCCATTAGAATTACGTTTAAATGGTGTAGAAGTTAAACATCTATATCGTGCAGATGAAGTCTTAAATAATATTGGCAATAAATTATATAATAATGGACCAAAAGGACCATTTTATTCATCTTATAATACGGATGTATCAATTAAGGATATTAAATTTAATTTATCAAGGATTAAATATAATTTTAGATTATATGGGACAGATGATATACAACACAAATATATAAATGTACCGGGTGAGGTTTTAGATGTTAGTATTGCAAATCAATTAAATGATAATTATTATATGAATGTTCACGATGACCATTATCATTATGATACATATATGATATATAATGATAAAAAACAAATTGCAAAATATAAAAGTTTTAGTCTACAAGGTTTCATATTTGATTTAAATACAATTATCTTCACTCAGGAAATATCTGATACTGCATATGCACAACGCAATATACATCATCCATATGGT